TGTCGATGTTGTAATAGAGTTCGGCTTATAACTTATATTGCTTATCGCCGTTCCTATTATCGTTCCTGACCCGATTGCCGCTTTTAACCCCGATATTGCCGTGTTTAACTGCGACATACTTTCACTTTCACGTTCATCCACCACCAACGTAGACATAACCTCGCGAGTAAACATCTCTCTCCACGCTTCTCGTAGCCCAGCGTCCAATGCTGTTATTTCATCAGCGTCAAGAACCACTCTGTAATTATCAACCCAACCCCACTTCTTAGAATTTTTAGCAAACTCTTCGGGGTTTGTGCGCATGCGTTCTAATAGTATTTTTAGTCCTTGGTTCATACCTTGTTTTCCTTAATGAGTTTTATGTAGCCACTTAACGCTTTAACGTTAACCTCATCGATGACAATTGTCACCCCACCTGCGGCATTTATGCTGTTCATGTTTTTAAGTTGAAGGTCAGTAGGTACATTGCCCCCTGCCTTTGCTTCGATACCCACAAATCTACCTTGCACGCAGCAAAGAAAATCTGGGACTCCTGAACTACCAAAGCCTGTACCTATAGGCATAGCGTAATAGACATCGTTTTCTTTTAGTATTTTTTTGATGCTATCTTTTACTTTGGCTTCTGGTGTTTTAGCCAATTGATGCTCCAGTAAATCAAATCGGAGGAGCATCATAACACAACATTTTACAGTGTCAACAGACAAAAAAAAGCCGCCTAAAAAGGCGGCACAAGCTGACAAATGTCAGCACCCATCAAACGCGACTATGTTCTACCTCTTTGCGGTATCTGTCAACATACCAATCGGCTTTGCCCCAATCGGTCATGCCGTTCTTGTGGTCGGCACGACTGATGTATTTGATCACGTTGCCCTTCAAGTACCCACGGAATTCTTCGGGAGTCAGCTTGGCTTTGATGTAGTCGATAACCTCGATACCGCCGACCAAGTAATGGGGCGGATGATTGACCTCATCCACTTCTTCGATCTCCACGATAACCTGCTTTGCCCTTGCTTTGCGAGGTGCAGCTTTCTTAGCCGCCTTGGGTTTCGCAGTCTTGTTTGTGCGTGGCTTCGATAGTCCTGCGTCCGACTTAATCTGATAGACCACCTGCGCACTCGTACCGAACAGGTCGGCAACTGCTGCTGCTTTAACCGTTGGGTTTGCGGTTATATATTCAATTATCTCTTGTCTTTTACTCATCGTAATTTCCTTGTTGACGTTTAACAAACTCTGTTAGTACTTCTCTCATACGTGTTTGCTTGTTAGGGAACTGATCAAAATACTCCATCACTTCCTTGGGTAAGCGCAAACTTGTACACAACATCGGGGGCCTCTTACCAGGGCCCCGTCTCCTTTTGGGGGGCTTATCACCCTCCACTGGTTCTTCCATAACTACTCCTAAAAAGGTGCTTCTCCCACCTCGCTGACAAATGTCAGGAGGTCTTTCTTTGCTGTCCGCTTGGCTTGCTTCTCCCTGTGATACCACTCACAACGCTTGGGATCTACACGTCCAAACGGCCAACTCCTTGCTAACTCTTCGTCGGTAATCAATCCCCGCTTCTTGCGCTTCGGGCAGTTAGCGGGTGAGTCGGCATCAATCATTGTTATCTCCTTGTTTGGTTGGGGGGTTGGGCAGATTACATGCCCCCCGTCATGTCTAGGAAGGTCTACCCTCTTCCAAATCTTCCACACACTCCAGAGGGTAGCCGACAGCACACACTCACATCTGCTAGGCTAGTGCGCCGCCCTATCAATGCATGGGAGTGTGTAATTTTAATTCTCCAAACCTTTCATAAGTAGCACTGTTGCTATGGCGTCCGATATTTTCTGTTCTGGCTCAATGATATAAAACTGAGTAGTCCAGTCAGGGCCATGCGGGTTAGGCTTATACGAAGATACTTCTAAGATTCTACCGTTTATGGCTGATAACAGACCTATTCTTATTTGTGCTTCTTTATCCGCAGGGTGTGATGATACTGGTGATCTTTTCAATTCACCACCTAACTCGGACATGCCCAACATTCGGCGAAAAAGGTTTTGCAGGGATCTCATGTTCTTCAGCTCCATTTCTTTTTTCACTAGGTGTCCAACCGTACCGCTTCCATGATTCTCTTACGTCTGTAGCGGATGCAGGTACGTACTTAAATCTAGGGTCGCTTATGATAAACGGCCCACCGTCGTCACGTTTTCTATAGTGAGGATTTGGTCTCACAGTAACGTTGTACTCAGACATTTTATTGTACCTCCACTGTCAAGGCAAACGTGTTTTTAGAAACTCTAACACCCACATTACTGATGAGATAACCTTCATCTACCAACTTAAGTAGACCTAGCTTCATCCTTATACCTTCTGGCAACGTATCGTCAGTGTGGTGCTCGTACTGCTGAGAATTCATAGGGCACACCATATACCCACTACCGTTCTGCACAACAAGCAGACCGTCATTCTTATCAAACTTGTCGTGCATCTCACTAGTAGCTATTTTCTTTCGCCCCTCTTCATCTCGGTCTTCTAACATCTTGTGTAGCTTTAACTTCAAACTTTCAGCCGCACTGCCAGACTCCGATATGTAATCAAGAAAATGATGCCAGCCAGGGCCAGTAATAAAGTCAACAGCTTTATATTTTATGTTCCGCTCCAACGCATCAAACGCTCTAGACGTATCCCAAGCCTGATGCTGCGCCATTCTCTTTGCTGCTTTGTCCGTATCAAGTAAAACTTCCAACGGGGTCCGAGCATAGAACTTCTTCTTGATAGTCGATAGTGCTTTCTTAATATCAGCAGTCCTAAGACTGTCCGATCGTTCGTATGCATCTGCGATACGCTGATTGTGAACCTCAAACACATACCCATAACCGTGACGGTAGTGCATTGATACCTGACCCAAAGCATCTCCGTTTGACTCCAGCCGAAACCTCTCGGGGTGAAGGTTTAGAGGGTCGTTGTTTCTGTCTGGTCGTACTGCGTTAGCAACAACCAACCACGTCGGCTTCTCAGTAAGCACCAACTCGATGAGATCAAGCAATTTGCGCGAGCTGGTTGACTGCTGATGCAAAAGGATTTTAGCGCCAGGGTACTTCTTTGTGAGATCTTCAGACAGGCGAACGTTGGGATGTTCTAGTAAATCATTATCGGTATTCATACTTATCTCCAATGGCTGACAATTGTCAGGACTACCAGGAAAACTTGTTGAGGATTGCATCGACACGCGACTTGATCTGGACACGCTCGGCAGGATCATCTTTGATTGCTGCTATGTTCGTACCCACCATCGTTATCTCCAACTGCCGACGCGCTTCCTCCAACTTCGGATCGTTGGTAATGTTCAGCTTGCTCAGCAAGGAGCACAGGTCTAGCGCGTTGGTAACCAGAGAGTCGTGATAACGCTTGGTCTTGCCTTCCTCTTCCTCTCGCTTCGTATCAGTTAGCTTCTCGGAGATATTCGTCAGCATAGTGTGTAGGCGATCCCACGGAGTGCGCATCGCATCGGCGAGCCGCTCCTCGAACTTGGCTTCATACTCACTGCGCATCTCGGCTAAGTCATCCGACGGAATATCTAAGCGGAAGTCACCAGACTCGGGCAGCGGGTTGACCGACCGACGGAATCCAAACTTCAGCTTGACATCATCCAGGTCTGGGTAGTCCTCGGCTTTGAACAACGTACCGAGGTTCATGGGAGCCTGAGCAACAAGCGATGGGTACGCCTGAAAGAATTCGTTGCACATACTGTCGAAGGTATGCTCGAACGTATTCATACTAATCTTGTAGTCCATGAACAGCTTGGTCGGCAAAAGACGCTCGCCTTTGTCTGCCCACGGGAGAGTGTGTTGGTTGTGATAGAGACGAACGCGAGCTGCGAACTTCTCAATGTCTTTGCGTAAGGACGTACCTGCAAAGAGGTTCTTCTTGGTTTGAGACGCATCGGCCACAGCGGATGCATTTCTGTTGGTGAACTCGGTAACTTCTTTGTCGATCTTTGATGCGGGCCATACGCTGATATTCAGCTCGACCAGAACTGCTGATGCACTAATGCTCATTTGATTCTCCTAATGATTACTAACGACACGAACAACTCTAACTCCTGACATTTGTCAGGTGGGTTTACCTGCTAACTTAGCCATCGTAAAGACTTCATCGTTGACAATCTTCATCGTCGGCATATTGGTACTGGGGTATGCGTAGTACAAGTAATGCGACTCCCCTGTCTCCGAATCGTTCTTAGACACATACTTCTCGTCCCACGTATACGCACGCTCAAGGATGCCGACCAAAGCCATTGCATCCTCTTTGGTAACTACAAAGTTTGTGCTGTATCCCAAACTAACTACGACCATTTTGCTTCTCCATTTATTAGTGAGGCATATGAATTGTTTTGCCGTGATCCGCAACAACGGTGCTGTTTTGCGTGATAACCCATAGCAACGGAGCCTCCCAATCAGAACCCCAGTCGCCACCCACATAGCCATCCGTGAGAACAACGATGCACTCTGGAACAATTGCTTTCTCCTTTAAGTATTGCGATACGCACGAAGGTGCAGTGCCTCCGCCACCGCGTGGCTTTGTTGATTGAATGATTGACTCCACAGTTCCTAATTCATACTCCTCATGCCCAGCGACCTTAGCGTCCCAATAGATCAAGTCCACCTTGTCAGGGTTTACCTCTTCTGCGATACCCTTAACCTCGCTAAGAAAGTCAGCCAGCTCAGCCGAACCGATCGAGCCAGACGTATCGACGGCAACGACCAAGTGCCCAACCTTCTCACCGATCAGCGTCGGCATGTACATCCCTGTACTTAAGTACCTCCTGTTTACTTTGCGCCAGCTACTTGCATCTTTCGCATGGCAGGTTGATTTAACGAACTCGCGCAGCACATCACGCCAATTCAGCTTTGGTTCGAGCAGATCCTGAAGCTCACGATCGATACCACCTGCGTTCTTACCGGCAATTTTTGCCGCCGCCATCTGACCTTGCCGCAGTGCTTGATCAATGTCTCGGCTAAGCTCGCGCTTCTCCTCCTCGGTCATGTCCTTCGCACTATCCCAGTCATGCTCGTCGAACCCGTCCTGACAATTGTCATCGCCACCACCACCGCCGCCGCCATACTTCATCTCCTGCTTAAGAATGTCGAAGACTTGCTTGGTGTTCATCCCACGGAACCGCTCGTCGATCAGGCCCATCTCCTTACCTGCCAACTTGCCTGTCTTGAACTTGGGGAAAGCCAACGTCCTGCCTGATGGATCCATGTCCCTCAGCTTCAAGTTAATAACGTAGTCACAAGCAGCGTTAGCTAGGCGGTGATCCTCATCATGCAGCTTCTTCCATGTGGTCAGGTGCCGATAGGCTTTGTGCAAGCTCTCGTGCAGCACGACAAAGTTAAGCTCAGCGTCGGATAGCTCTTTGATGAACTTGCGACCATAGATCTCGTCTCGACCGTTTGTTGCCGCAGTCGGTACGTTATCGGAGACCACCGTCTTACCGACCATCATGATGCCTTGCCACAGGGCAAAGCGAGGATCCCGCATGAGTGAGATCTTTGCCTTCTTCAGTTTACGTTCTTCATCCATCTCATCTTTCTCCTAAAAGTTTCATGTCATCTAACAGCGTTGAGTAAAGCAGGCTCAGCATTACTCTGGCTTCTTCAGCATCGGTAAACACAGCGATCAACTCGCGTGTGGTAGTTGTACTAGCTCGCGTCCGAAACAGCTTGACTCTTATCTTCGGCAGCTCGCTTGCGTTGAACATCACCCGCTCGAACATCACGGTATACGCACCGTACAGTTGCATACCTAGTCGTCTGACCTCGTGCCATTCAAGCGGTAGATCCTCCATCCTTTCTAACTTTGAATACACATTCAACGCTCCTTTCCTGACATTTGTCAGTAGCCAGATTTTTTAGATTCCTTAACTTCTTCTACGTCAGCATCACTAATAAGCAAGCTGACGTAGCCATTCAGTTCTTCCTTCGAGTCATACGTTAGGTAGACCCCATTATTAGCAAACGAAGTCAGGTGATACTTACCATCAAAGTGAGCGACACCGTACCCTTTTTTAGCGAGAGCAAGCACGACATCATCTTGGGTAACCCATTTACCTGACCACGTAATTTTTCGCATCATAGTAAGTCTTGGTTCTTCGAGACCCAGTTAGCGAACGCTTTGCACGAAAACGCAATCGCTTGCTTACTTGGAGTCTTAGCGATGTTGATAGCGAACACGGCTTGCCACTCAGACTCAAACCGCTCCAGGTACTCCATGAATGGGGTAATAGTATCCTTAGTGATACGTGCAATTGCACCAAACACAACGATTGCACACGCACCTGCACTCGTAGGCACAGGCGCAGTCTTGGGCTCTTTGATCGTTGCTTCCCACGTTGGGAGCTGATCGGCGAACTCAATGTAGGCTTGCATGTCCCTCGCACCAGACTCACCGATCGCACCAGTCAACGCAGAGATAACCGTATCCGAATCGAGGAACCTCCTGCTACGTATGATGTTGCTAGCAGTCTCAAGTGAACGTGGCGAAACGAACGCAGCTTGCGGCTTCTTGGGGTTATAGATGTAGGGGTTCTCGCTCTGGTTACCATCGCGATAGCTAGCCAATACTTGCGGATACTGATACACCCAGGCCAGCACCTCGGCTTCGATACCCTTGTTTGAGCCCCACTCGATCCACTCCTCCGCAGTCGGCTTGCTGATTATCACGGGCACGATACGGTTACGACTATGTGCTTTGAGGTTGTCGCCCACGCCGTCAGTGCTCAGGTTACCCGTAAGAAAAATAGGCGAGCGTTTATCCAGAGTAATGTCACCCAAGCGAGGGTTTGC